AATCCTGGTTCAAATTGTCCTGCATTTTCATAATATGGTTGTGTTGTTGAAGGTTTTTTTCCTATTACTTCTTTTGTTCTTTCCAATATATTTGGTTCTATTAATGTTCCGAATTGTGGTTTTGCTCTTGCTGGAATAAATTGTTTTAAAGTTCTAAATACACTACTATCGTAGTATGTTAGTATTCTCATATAGTCCCAAAAACTATTTGAACCAAAGTATCTTTTAAAATATTCAAGTCTTTTTTGTTCAAGTGTTCTGTAAGAATATTCAAACTCATCTCTTGGGTCTCCGATAAAATCATCAAAGTCAAAATCTGCTAATGAATATATAATATCTTCATTCACTACATCAGTTGGTGATAAATATATTCCAAGTTTTTCACTATCTATCGGTGCATAATCCTGTGATGATACTTCCTTTGATGTATCTGGATTAAGTTGTGAAGTCAATGTATTGTTTTCAATTCTAATCTTGGTTGCATTTCTACGAGTAGAACCAATTTTTGGAACCCTTATTTGCTCTTGGTCTACAATACTTCTAAAGAAATTACCCGTAAATCCATTTACATCCACACTATGATTTTCATATGTTTTTAAGTGTGCCGTATTTGAAGCAGTTGGTGTAGTTTGTAAATTTACATTATCATTTAGTTCATAACGAGCTAATAGTGATTCATATGATGATGAGTAGGTATTTCCATTGTATGCTTTTGGTGTTCTTGTATGATTGTCAAATGCACTTGCACTTAGTGGTTCACTCCAAACTCTATATTCCATTAACGAACCTGTAAATCTTGCACCAAAGCCTGTATTTAATCCACCGAGATAAACGTGTCCACTTCCTGTAAATGAAGCATTTAGTTTACTACCCGTTATATTATTTACATCAGTTGCTAAACTTGCCGTGTGTGATGTTAAACTTTGAGTATCCTCATATATAATTCTTTGTCTTGTTGAGTCATATTGCTTTGTTGTTATTTCATAAATACTTTGACTTAGTATCATATCATTTGTAACTTCAGCTCCCTCTGATAATCCATCTGTCCTATCTGCTCCGGCTTTTCTTGTCAACATTACTGACCACATTTCATCATTGTAAAATGGTAGTAAAGATGAAGTTACATATGCTCCCTTATCAAAACCAGAAGCACTAATTTGAAATTTTAAATATCCTAAATTATCAGTTGCTCCATTGTCTTGTAGTGCGATTGCGAAGTCATTATCTTTTTGTAATATTACACTATCTTGTGATTTAGGTGTTCTAAATCTAAATTCTAATGTGTCGGGAATTAATCCGTCTGTATGTGCCTTCCAAACTGATTTAATATATTGTCCTGATTTAAAATCTAATGCTCTTGTAAATTTTCTTTTGATTTCATAACTTACTCTTGTTCCTTTATCTGGTCCACCATATTCTCTAACTCTAAGTATTGAACTTGGTATTCCGTAACAATTTAATATTCCTTTTAAAGAACGTTCCGTTCCTTTTGTTTTGATAAAGAAAGGTAAGTTTCCTAATAACCTTTTCCATATTTCTTCCGTAACTTGTTCTTGACCAGACTCATATAAGGTAGCTCCACTACCACTTTGTCCGAATAGATATTCTGGTAAGTCTAATAAATTATTACCACTTGATAAATCTAATCCAAGTTCTTTTGCATAATGTCTTGCTACATCTTTTGAAATACCTTCTGATAAACTACTCACTCGTTTATTAATATCAGTAAAGTGTTTTGTGTAAGTCCATACTTCGTCAAATTGTTGTCCTACCATATCCATAAATTCTAAGAACACATTGTTTTGTGTATCTGCGTAAACGTGTTCTGGTAGTGAGTTTCTTAGTGAGTTCATATTATTAAAGTCATATGATGAAGCACTTGATACCATATTGTTAAACCAAGTTGTTGAACCTGATGTATGAACTAATGTGTATGGTGAACTTGATGTTTCTTTTGGCCAACTTGTATCGTGAAACATTCCTTCAGAACCACTTGAAAAACTTGAACTTTCATAATATAAAAAGTTTTCATATGGGTCAAATGAATTTTTAACTCGTTGTCGTTTTCTTTCTATTTCTTGAATTCTTGTTGTTGCACTTGTAATATTTTCAAGTGAATGACTTGTTGCAGTATGTTCCTCAATCAATTCTAATTTCTTTTTAAAGTTACGAAGTCTTCTTTCTACGTTTGAAAAGTGAACAAAGTTTCCAAAACCTGTATCATCTATTTCATAATATTCTGTTGATGTTTTTTGGTAGTCTATATTTGGTTGAACATTTAGTAAACTTCCAGAAACCAATTGTCTTTCAAGTTTTCTATTTAATTCATCGTTGTCACTTAATAAGTTGTTGTGTGATTTATAATCAGTAGTTGTTCTGTCTATTGGACTTTGAGAATTATCAAAATCTGCTGGAAGTAAAAATGTATTATCAACTCTAACTTTTGGAATTAGTGAAATGTTATCTTCGTAGTCTGGTAGGATTTCTTCTACGATTGTGAACCCATCAACAATATTGTCTCCTTCAACATCTATTAATTCTGGAAGTAGTGGTTGTTTTAATTTTAATTTTAATGTGTTGTTGTCATATCCAGAGTTTGTAATTAAATAATAATCATTGTTATATTGTAGATAAGTTTTGAATCTCTCTACTCTATTTAAATCTAATTTAATGTGAAAGTCAGTCCATTTAACTTCTTCAAAATTTACATTTTCAAATTTAAATGCGGAATCAACGGTATGGTCACTTGGATTAATATTACCAACACTATCTACAAAATAACCATTTTTTCTTAATCTTTTATATTCGTCTTTTAAGTTGTGTGAAACTTTAATTTTATCTTTACCCAATACTTCATCAATCTTTACTTCTAAATCAAAGTATACTTCAACAAGATGTTCATCAATTGTATATTGTGTTCCAAATGACTTTTGACTTGGTGAAGCCGGATTAGAGTTATCCCAGTCAATATTTACTTCATCATTACTATTATCATAGGTGTATACTGGATACATTGGGTCTGCAGAAGTATCCCACATTTGGTGATTTTTATTTCTCCATTTTGGACTATGTTCGTGACGATAACTTGCTGGTGTTCCTGTTGCCAACCACCAATCTTTTGGTAAATTATCTCCATTGAATAAATCTGTATTTGATGAATTTAATCTAGGTGTTGGTTGTAAATAGTAATTTGTGATACCTGAATATCCTTGAAGGCCCTCATCGTTTAGTGTTGTCTTTCCCATTCTACCATATTCATTAGAAGTAAACACTTCAATTGGGAATTCTGTATTTGGTACTGGTTGAATATTAACTCGTCCGGATTTTTCGGTTCCACTATTATGACTATGATTACTAACATCATCTCCGCCTGTGGTTGATAGGTCAACTCTAAATTGTTTGTGTTTAGGAACCCACGCTCTCATAAAGTTTTCAAAAACAATTGTTTGACCTTCCATTACTTTTTGAAATTGGAATTCACCACCTTCTTCAGAAGTGTTTTCACTAATTAGTGTTAAGTCTTGAAAACTACTACTAGTAAATTTAATTGATTTGTTTGGAGCTGATTGTCTGTAATTCGGAAATGCCACTACACTTAAATCAATATTTTTTAGATTGTTTATATAAACTTCATTACCTGCATTCTCGTTAGGTCGTAATATTACTTCATCACCTTTAGTATTGGTTTTGTCTAATGTGTATGTAAATTGTTGTATAAATATTTCTTGTGTTAAATCAATTTCATCGTCAACTACTTTGTAAAATTTTTCTTCAAATAATTCATAGGGACCATCGTAGACTTGACTTGTTTCACCGATTATTTCATATGTAAAAAATTGACTATCGTCTCCGGCAATTTTTCTTAAGAATTTGTATAGAACTCTATAATCACCATCATTGATTCCTAAATCTCTTAGGTGTTTTCCGATATTTAATTTTAAATATTTTAAATCAAAGTCTGGACTTAAATCTCTAACTCGTAGAGTTGTTTCCTTTACAATTTCATTTGTTTCAATATCATAAACGCACAATTTAATGTAATCTTTTTGTCCAAGATATATTCCGGTTGGGTTCTGTTCAAAGTTATTAAAATCAAATACTCTACCAAATGTTGAAATGTTTGTTTGGTTGGGTTTGAAGTAAGTTGATAACTCTCTTTCTGTAAATCCGTATTTAGGCATTATTCGTCCTTAAAGTCTTCAAAGGTTCTGTTTATTTTGTCTAAGTATCTATTGTTGAAATATTGTTCTTTGATATCAAATGTAACTTGTTCATACTCTGGTTCTTGTACATCTACAATTATACCTTTACCAAAAGCTTCTGGGTCTTCAAATGATAATATGAATCCACGATTATCTCGTGTAAGACTTGTATTGAATTTTGGATTGGTTAGGTAATCAGTTCTTTTTTCAAGAATTTGTTTTCTGATTCTTTCTCTTTCAAGTTCCCTAAAACGTCTAAAATGGTCAGAGTTTGTTTTTTCTATCGCCTCTTGTGCTGATTTAAATGGCATTATCTCACTACCCTAAATTCATAATTATCATCATAGTAATTTATTTGTTCATCAAGAGTTCCACTTCCACTAACGACCTTAACACAAAAACGATAATTTCTTTCTGCTTGTAATCCGTTCATCCATAGATTAAAATAATTACCTGTTGTATCACAACTAATCTTTGAACCAGTACCAAATGGAACAATTACTTCCTCTGTGCTTGCGTCTTTAATTGAATAGAATGCTGATGCACTTGGTAAGTATTTTATATCCAATTCTGCAGGTGTAGTTGCAAAAGCAGTTGTTGGATATAATTCTCTACCAACTACTCTTAACTTAACAATAGAACCTTCTTTATATTCTGGTCTTAAATTTTGAAAATAAACTTTTAATCTTTCTAAGTCCGTTGATGATAGTGGTGATAAACTTCCTGTTGAGTAAGAACTATCGTCCCACATAACTTCTAATTTAGGTGGATAGATTGTATGTGTTTCTCTTGAGAAGTATTTTAAATTTCCTAATCTATCTGAACTACTTTCATCTTTTGTAGTATCACTTCCTGAATTAAATGAGAATGTATTATCTAATGGTGCTATTGATTCTCTTTTTAGGATAAATCCTCGGTTTGGATATTTAGATGATGAGTATATATGATTACTAACTAAATCCGATACATCTATTCTTAAATCTTTTTTGTCAAATGTTAATTGGTATGATGAACTAACTTCATATTGTCCGTCAATACTTGAAGTAAACCAAGTACCTCCGTCAGTCAATACTGATGTAGAAACCCAAGGTGTTTGTTGTTCGTGGTCACGATATTGATAACTTACCCCGTCTGATGTTACTGGGTCGTGGTCAAGTTTTCCTGTTCCTTGTTTCCAATCACTACCACTTATCATATAAGCAAATACATTTTGTTCTGCTTCAACTTCTTCTGATGTTGCGTCATATAAATTTAAATAATATTTTGCTGTAGAAGGAATCTTTCCGTCTTGTATTGATTGTGATATGTAAGAATAATCAAAGTCAATTAATATTCTTGATATGTTTGCCACAGTACCACTTTGATTAACCTCTTTGTTAATTTCTAATATTTCATCAAGACCAGTATTGATAGAACTTGTTGCTCCACCTGAATATATTGTTGCGTCTCTTTTTCCAAATTCAAAATAATGCATTATATTTCTCCCAATACTCTACCAACAATGTCGGTGGTTGGATATTTTAGTTCAAATATACTTGGGTCCTTTGAAGGATAAACTATTCCATCTCTGGTTGCTTGACCTATATCGTAAACATTTCCACTATACCCACTTGATGTTGTCGCTTTGTTTTCAACAACTATCAATGGATTTCCAGGTTCGTTTCCGTCTGGTGGAACTACACTCGCTACACCTTCAACTAATGATATTTGATATGCTACATCACTCAATATAATTGGTTGATTAATTTGCCATTTATCTGTATTGAAATGATTTCTAACTCTTTGAATACATTTAAACAATACATCATTTTGATTGTATCCTCGTTGTGTAATGATTCCAAACTTAATTCCAAAGTTAATGATATAAGCATTTTTTAAATTTATTGCGTCAGTAACCATTCTGTATTGTGATAAGTACATTTTTAAATTTTGTTTTACGGCTTCATTTAATTGTGTTAAGTATTTGTCATTATCATAACCAAGTAAATACATATTCAATGCCAAAGGATTATTAATCTCTTCTTCATTGTCATTATTTATTTGTAGTTGTTTATCTTGTACCACATATGCTTTTGCTATGTTTCCATATTTTTGTGGTAATGAATAAACTCTTGTAATGTAGTCTGCTTGTGTTACCGCTCTGTTTTGTGCGTTAAAGTATGCGGATGCATTTTGTTTTATTTCAGTTAGTGTTTCTTCACTTGCTCCACCTGATGCTGCAGTTGGATTTGTAAAAGTCAAACTATCTTTTGATGTTTGAACTAATGATGAAGTTAACCCGTCTTCTTGAATTGTAAAAGTTATACTCTTTGGAAAAGTAATTGAATTACTTCTAACATTATGTTCAACTGCCCCACCATAACGATATGTAATGGTAAGTGTTGTGTTGCTTGGTGCTAATCCAAATGTTTTGGTTTTCATAAAATTGGTCGGGTCAAATGCAGTATCCAAATGTGTTACTCCAAATCCTAATGCTGAACCAACATTATCTGGGTTTGGAACAATTACTTCATCTGGATTATCACTAACACCTGAACCAAATCTTATTTCCATTTTATTATCTTCACGAACATAAGTTGTAAATCTTCTTGCTGTTTTAATTAATCGTAACATATAAGGTGTATCGGGTTGTGAAGAAGAATATGTCGGGTCATTTAAGCTAGTATTTTCTATTGATTCAAATACTGTGTCTTGTGCCAAGAAAGGAACCTGATAAAACTTATTACTATTACTATCAGTAATGGATACAATTTCAGTTACATTTGTGTTTGATAATGTAATCTTGTCAAACTTTTTAGCAGTTCCAAATGTAAATGTTTCTGTTATGGTATCTCCCGATTTTGCTAAAACTTTTTTAGTTAATCTAAATTGTGTTGGGTTTGTTCCTGATGGTGGAACTTGAACATCATCAACTCTATCGTCTAATGCACTTTTTACTTTAAAATTAACATCATCCAATATAGTAAAGTCAACACCAGTATCTGAACTAATTATTGAATTACCTGAAACTACTCCAGCATAATCTAAGTCCGGTATACGCCCCCCACTACCATCATCCTTCGCTGGAACTATTTGTGAAACTTCTAATTCTACGATTGCCGGTATTGCCAATGCTGGTTTATATCCTAATGATTGTGCAATATCAAAAATGTTTTTTCTTTCTTCTGCATATTCTATTAGAGTTTCTTTAAATTGATTGTCAACATAATAATTCAATACATCACCAACATACGCTGCCATTTCAATAAACATCATACCTGGTGATGATTCATTGAAGTCATTGTATGTGTTTGGGAAATAAGTTTTTGCAAACTCTAATAAGTTTTCTCTTACTGATGAAAAGTCTCTACCGAGATAACTTACATCTTTTTTTACTATTTTTTTATTTGTGTTATAATCTACATTAGTAGCCATTTTATTCTCCTACAACCAAGTTAAAGGTTATATTATCAAGTGCGTCTGGTTGAAGTGCTGTTGAGTATTCAAGTGATATCGTTATCTCATTTGGATTGGATTCATTTTGAACAATTATTAAATCATTTATATTAACATAAGGTAACCAAGTGCTTAGTGCTTCTCTAATGCTTTCATCTACTTCATCTAAAGACTGAATATCTATTTGCTCAAATATTACATTCTTTAAATCACAACCAAAATTTGGTTGAAATACTCTTTCACCCTTTGATGTCAATAATAAGTTTTTAATGTTAGATTTTACCTGTTGTGGTATAGTCTTGGATTGTCTAAAAAATCCACTTAGATTGTGGTCTAATGGAAATTCTATTCCAACAAATACATCATCATTTCTATCTATTTCTCTTACACTCATTTATTCTTAAGGTCTAAAGTTGTCCTCACCCTTTTTCTTTTTGTTAATTGCTTTCATTAGTCCAGAGTAATCACGAGTTAAAGCGTCTTGAACACCTG